AAAGAGTAACATCATCTGAAAGAAATAGCACATATCTTGATTTTGATTCTTTTAAAAACTCACTATAAAATTTACCCACTCCATATTGGATATCCCACATAATATGTGTATAAAAAATATTGGGATTATCTTTAAACGCTACCGTTCTGTCTACTGGATTTTGATCATATATATAGATCTTAACAGCCAGATTTGCATTGCCAAGAATGTTTAAGGCAATTGTTGGCAAAATCTTATTTTTATATGAATATAAAAAGACATCAATGCTTTCCATTGGATACTCCTAGAAAAAGTTTCTTAATCCATGTTGTCTTTTTATAATGACCATACATAGAGGACCTTCTGTTCTCTGCCAATAGTTCATGAAAGTCTAACGTTTCCTCTTTGTCGTCAAGCTCAAGCTCCCAGTTATCTCTCTTGAAAGGAATAATTTGAAATATTGGTGTGCCTTTTGGGATTATTCCACGAAAATTTCTTTTTAGAAAAAACGTTGTGAATACTGGTAATCCCCAGATATCGGATTCCACTATGCCAGACATTGTATAGAATGGCAGGTCATGCCTATTCATTGGGTGGGTGATCAGGATAGAGTATCCTGGTGGTGTTTCGTAATACCAGTTCATTCTCCATCCGTAGTGAATTGGGTGACAATTATCTGGCACTGGAAGATCTATCTTTGGCCTTTTGTCTACTAGCAATTTATCTATTCCCCAAGTTAGCACTGGCTTACCGTCCTTATCCAAGTCTACATGCAAATCATCTTCCAAGACATACATATATCCTGCTGTGAGGGCATCTAGAAAGGGTGGGCACATCTTAGTAAATACCGCTGCCGAGTCGCTGCCCACTGCGTTATTTGGATGAAGATGTTTTTCACTATTAGAATTTTCAAACTTAGATAGAGAAACATACCACTCTGGCACGTGCCTCGTAGCTGGTTCTGGTACAAGTAGATCTGAATATTCTGGGGAGGTGGGAACAAATTTTATTTTTAGGTGATCGCTCACTTGTATTCTTTCATTACCCTAAACTTGTTTTTATAGGCATTGCTGAATACGCTTCTAAGCTTAAAACCCTGAGTCTTAACTCTTGGCATTGATATCTCTGCAGGAATTACTTCAGATTCCCAGGCTTCTCTCTTGAAAGGTATTAGTTGAATTATTGGTGTTCCCTGTTTAATTACTCCCTCAAAATCTTTTTCAACTAGGAAGGATAGGTGACCCTCAGATACAAAATTGTCAGTATCTATCAATCCAGCAAAAGCAAACAGTGGGCTAGGTCTATGTATTGGATTGATAAATAGTGTGCTATATCCTTCTGGAGTTTCAATAGACCAGAATGGTTGAATTCTTAACAACTGCTTGTGATATTTATTAAGATCAATAGGATATTCGCTATACTGCTCAAAGCTGTGTGTAGAGAATAGGTCTCCCTTAAATTCATTTAGTGGTCTAGGAATAGAGTATTCTAGCTTGTTGGGGTCTTTTGCGTTGACGTATATATCGCACGGTGCTCCAAAGATATAGCCTGCAGTCATAGCATCAAATATTGGCATGCACTTCTTGATGGTAGTGCCAACGTTTCCCTGCTTATAGTCCGTGTGATCTTGATTTACTGCTGGTTGCTCACGATACCATTCTGGCATACTTTTGGTGGCTGGCTTGGGTGCATCTACAAAATGCGGTGTCTTATCTGAAAATGGGTGAAACGATGCCTTTGGCATAAAAGCTCCTAACTCTTTCTTCTATTATAGCATTTGACTCTATGATCATGTCAAACATTGGCTCTCCTCTTTTAATTATACCCTGCTCTGAGTCCTTCATATGCTTGCCTATCTTTTTAAAATAGCATGCGACCATGGGAGGATGTATGGCATGTATGTCCTTTGGGATATAGTTAAAATTAGAATTAAGAGGTATGGGCAATATGGCTGAACCAGGAACTGGAACATATTTAACCTTAGTAGGATAATCTAAAATCCAGGGCACATAGAATTTATAAATTTCCTCTGAGAAACAATCTGGGTGCTGATCAAACGGCATGGCTGTTCTATAGTACTGTCTGACCCAGGTTCTATCTATATTATAAAACCCTACATCTGCATTGTTAAGTATGTATATATCTGCCTGAGTTTTTTGTCTAAGCACTATTGAGGATTCTGAAATTGAAATAAGTTCTGGTGGTGGGTATAAATACTCTACATATTTATTAATTGGCTTAATTATTGAGTCCCCAAATTTTTCTTTATTAATTTGATCAAATAGTACCCATCTGGCTGGAACCAAAGATTCTTCACATATCTTTATAAAGTCTGGATCTTTAGTTTTACTCCAGATATCACGATCAACTTCTTGCATAAAATTCTTTCCGAGCCTTCTGTCAGGATTGAACTGACGACCTACGCATTACAAGTGCGTTGCTCTACCACTGAGCTAAGAAGGCATTTGCCAATCGTGCATCGCTGTTTCTACAGAATTCCTGCCATTGGCTGTTATACCTAGTGGGTTAGCAGAACAATCTCCATCGGGCTGAACCCCTTCGTATGATGCGTCCACATTGTAGATTTCGGTATAACAATCTCCACATAAGTTGTTCAGACTTATGCTTCTGAGCGATCTGTATGGGACTTGAACCCACGACCCCCACCGTGACAGGGTGGTGCTCTAACCAACTGAGCTAACAGACCAAATGTGAGAAGGTGGATTGTCTATTACCACCAAGGAGAAGTCTAGATACCATTAGAGTACCGCCTTAGTCCTACCACAGTCTTGCTCCGCTAAGAGCAGGGACGCTAATCCCAACTGTGTGCCTTTCTCGTTCCATCTAGACAAGGAACTTCGTTCAGCCATTCTCCAGATCCCTCGTCAGGAATCTGTTTGAGCGAATAGGGAGAATCGAACTCCCACCTTCTGCTTGGAAGGCAGAGGCACTACCATTATGCAACATTCGCATTTACCTGCTTTTATCCATACCCAGGAGTGGTGCAGGTGGAACCATTAGCTGCCCCTGCTGGATTCGAACCAACAACCTTAGAGTTAACAGCTCTCTGCTCTGCCGTTGAGCTAAGGGGCAAGGTGGTAGGAAACGACAACGCCTACCTCGTCAGAGTAATTACCTCACTCAGCACCGCACGTTATTATCTAGAATAATCTGCTGCGTACTCAGGTCATGTTCTCTATTTATTTGTAAATCTATTGTAGCACGTTCACAAACTTAGCGTCAAGCGTTCCAGAAACAAATTTTGCAGCAACTGCAACGTTTCCTGCTGACGTAGTATTTGGAATTAGTCCAAGAATTGGTGACTTATAAGAATATACTGATGCTGAGGCAAAGTAGTCCGTACTGGCATCTGCAGCATATGAGCTTACAACCACACCCAGCTTATTGAGAGATCCAACACTAACTGAGTTTGTCTCCAAAATACATGCTGGATAACTAATCTTTGTTCCTTGTGTGTTGCCAGTAGCGACAAATACTGGGATTCCTAGTGACTTAAGGTTAGCAATTTGACTACGAATAGTTGCATCTGCTTTAGCAACACCACCATATGGTGCAGTATTTACGCTTGCAGGAGTACATCCAGAAGTTCCATTAAAGTAACGTGAAATGGCTACAGCACCAACTGATGAAGAATGAGAGGATACCCAATTCAATGCATCAATAAAGTTTCCTGCGTTTACATCACTTACAGACTTTGCACTTGGAAATCCAGCCCTCAATGCAATAATTGATAGTCCAGGATTTTGCTTCTTTGCAACCTCCACCATGGCATCGCCATGATTAATATTGTCGGATAGGCTTGCTGGGATAGTCTTAACCACGTCTGTACATGGCTTATTTTCTAGAGTTACACAAGACACATTCCCACTAATCACACGTGAGTCAAAATAGGAATCGATGATTACTAGTGATTTGGTTTCTGCCTGTGCTGGAGTTACTGAAATAGATGCAATCAATGCACCCAAAATAATTGCTGTTTTCTTCATACCCTTTTTTTCTTATTGTAGTAGTTTTACGACTGGTGAACATGGGTCTCCGCCATCTTCCCACTCTTGTTCTTCTTCTTCGGTCATGTACGGATCTCCGTCATGAGTATAGCAGAATGGCTCTGAAACCCATCCTTGCTCTATACCAACCTGTAGCCATTGCCACATGTCTTGTTCATCTAAAATAACGATGTCTTTGTCATTGTTTTCCATGTATATATTTTACTCCAGTATTGAGGAAATGTCAACTATTCTTTACTTAAAAAGTATTCGGTTAGGTCTGGATTTTCACGAAGAACTAACAAGATAGTATCTTCATACATTGCAATAAAGTAGTGCTCCCAGGTAGCAATAATTTCATCAGACTGCGTGTTTTCCATATCTGGCTTAATACCACTAGCACCATTAGAATAACGAATGGCATGCAATAGTTCGTGAAGCAGCGTTTGACGCTTACGTGATGGTGGACAGTCTTTGTCTAAAACAATAGTATTGCTCTTTTGTAGGGTATAACCATAGCTATCATCATTTATATAGCCATCATTGTTGCGTGATCTTTCAACAATTTCCCAATTTTGTGCCCCAATTTTAACTCTTGATGGCAATTTTGGATATTTGATTGTTTTTGTAGTCATTGAAAACCTCTCTCGGACGTTATCTTTATAGTATACACTATCCGAAAGAGGTTGTCAATAGCGACTAAACTTCAGTATCTTCGTCAACTGGTGGGTGCTCAAAGTCTGGGTCTGGTACATAGCCTGACACAGCCTCATATGGGTGATCAATTGGCAAGTCCAGAGGACCTTCTGCTAACTGCTTGACAGCCTCTTCTGGCTTATCAAGATGCTTTAGCTTAACAGTCTGCTGGAATGCAGCATTGATTTCATCCTTTGTTAGCTTTCCATCTTCTAGGAATGCTAGAGACAGCAATTCGATGACCTTAGCTACTGCCAAGATACCACCCATTGTTGCTGCCAGTACTGGAGGAACGCCTCCAATAGCTCCAGCACCGATTACACCAAGTGCTGAGGCTACAAACGTTGCAATAATTCTCATTATTACGTTACCAAATAGCTTCATACTATTTTCCTTTCTGTGGGGTTATTTTTTAGTCTGGTACCTCGCTGCCGAGATGTCAGGCTTTTCTTTTGTTTCTTGTAGTTCATAATAGTTCATACTATTACTCACCGTCCTTTCTCAATGGGTACGTCACTGTCCATAAGGCAAGCGTACCCAAGATGCAATAGCCAACTATAGTCTTGGCAGACCCTTCAAGGACTACCCAGGCTACGAACATACCTAATAATGTCCATGCTTGGCCTAAAATATCGTTTAGGAATTTCTTCACTTTGTTTCCCTCCTTCTTGAAGATGGCTTTGATTCTGATGTTGATGAATCTCCACTACCACCAGAAGATCCACCAGAAGATCTAGATGACGAATTAGATGAACTAGAACCAGCAGCTGAAGATGTTGTGGCTGCTGCAGCGGTAGTAGCAGTTACGGTTGCATTTACCGCTGCACCTGCAGCAATAACAGAAGCAACTACTGTTTTTTCTGCTTCATCACGAACTTGTGGGGACATGTCAGCACCAACGTTTCCCAGGGCATTAAATGTTTCTAAAACAACAGCTGCACCAGGTATGGATTCAAGTGCTGGTGGAAGAACTGGATCATCTGCTATAGCAGCAATAGCAAGAGCCTCAAGGGCTTTTTCGTATTGTGGTGAACCTTGTTCTGCTGTTTCAAATACTGCATTAGCTGCCTCTACAAGTTGTTCAATTTGTTTGTCAGACATTTGTTCTGGTGCTATGTCTGTTAAAACTGCTATAGCAGCAACGGCTTCTTCTACTCGTAGCTCAGGTTCTGATTGTACTTCTGGGGTTGGTAACGGCTCTGGAGTTGATGACGGTTGTGGCTCAGGCGTTGCTGGCTCTTGAGAAGTGCTCTGGGACGGCGAAGGCGTAGGTGTTGGCTCTCTGAATGGTGGAATGGCTTCCAATTCCTGTTGAGCGACATTAAGCTCCTGCTGTTTTGTATTTACATCATTAGATGCTGATTCAATTATACCTGCTTTTTCAGTCTGAGTCGTTATTGCAGAGTCATATGAGGATTGGGCACTTGATGTATTTTGAGCTGATACCACTAAAGATTGTTGTGCAGATGATACTGCAGCTTCTGCTGCTGCTACAACTGTAGCTAAGGCAGGATCATTAATTAATGGGGCAGAGGCATTAACATCTGGTATCATCCTAGTTCGCTCTTCTCTGCGATATCTAGTTTCTTCAGTATAGAATGTTACATCAACATATATTGTTTCATCGTGTGACGTTGTTATGGTTGAATAGGTAGTTACATCTTCATAAGTTGTTACATCTTCATAGGTGGTGACTTCTTCATAGGTGGTTACGTCATTGTAGGTAGTAACATCTTCATAGGTTGTTGTTGCAGTTACTTGTGTTCCAAGCCAGGCTGCTGGAACTACCTGGAAACTTGAACCATTAACTAATTTAGCGTTTAGTTGTACCCAAGCACCTCCACCATTTTCATAGTAGTATAATGTGAATGGATAGAGAACTCCACCCATAATATTTACAGGCTGCGAAATAGATCCACCGCCACCCTTGTCTACCCAGTCACTAATTAGTCTCATACCAGCGACATCAAGAATTACCCCATCGTCTGCTGGTGCATAAAATTGATACTGTCCATCTGCTGGAAAGATTAAGTTACCAGTAAATTTAACAATAACGTCTTCTGAATACCAAACATTTCCCTGTTGAAGAATATATCCACTACCCCATTGAAAATCAATATTGGAGACTGTTGTTGTAAGTACTGGAGTTTCTCCTTCATATGGCAGTGGTGGTGCTTGATTGTATCCTCTGCGATTGTACATTTGTGCCATAATACCGCCACTTGTTGTATACGTTGTATGAGCAACCTGTGTAGTTGTAGGAACGCTTGTTGTACGAGCAACAGTTGTTGTTGTTGCTACAGTATTTGTGGTAGCTACCCTAGAGGTAGAAGATATCGTAGATGTATCGTATACTGTTATTGTTCTAGCTTCTTGCGTTACATTTGGAACCTGTACAGTATATGGAACATCAACATAATATGTTTCCTGTACCTCTGGCCTTACCCAAGATGGATCCGATATTAATAAGGTATTATAGTTGGTTTGAGCTTGCTGTAATGATGCCTGAGCTGCATCAACAGACTGTTGTGCACTTTGTTGTATTGCTATTGCAGAATCTAAATTTGTTTTAGCAGATTCAACCACTGCATCCGCATTTGCTTTATCAGCAATTGCATTTTGATATGCAGCTTGTGCTTGTGTCAAGGCATCTTGAGCAGCAGAAACTTTAGCCTGAGCTTGTGCCACTTCTGCATCATACTCTGCTCTAGTTTGAGCGATTGCATAGTTTACAGAAAAAAGTGGGGCTATGGCTATTAATATTGCTAGGATAAGTCTTTGGGGTTTTTTAATTTTGGAGTCTCCTTGTCAAACCTGAGTCTAACAAAATAATTATAGCATTGTTTGGATAAAAGAAAAGGGGGAGCTTTTGCTCCCCCATCTTTTTATATTATCGGTCAAAAGTCCCAATCACTATCTTCTGTTGATTCATGTTTACCAATCACGTATGATGATCCAGATCCAGAAAAGAAATCATGGTTTTCATCTGAGTTTGGAGATAGTGCACTAAGGATAGCAGGATTAACATCACAAAGTTCTTTTGGAAATAGTGCGTCGAAACCTAGGTTCATCAGAGCCTTGTTTGCGTTGTAGTGCAAGAACTTCTTAACATCCTCTGTCAAACCAACTTCGTCATAAAGATCAGCTGTATACTTAATCTCATTGTCATATAGTTCCATTAGCAGGTCATAGGTGTACCCCTTCAGCTCTTCCTGGCGTTCTGGTGCAGCCTCATTATATGCTTGCTGAAACTTATAGCCAATGTAATATCCATGAACAGCTTCGTCACGAATGATTAGGCGGATTAGGTCAGCAGTGTTTGTAAGCTTTGCCCTACTTGACCAAAACATTGGAAGATAGAATCCAGAATAGAACAAGAATGATTCTAGCAAAGTAGAAGCAACCTTACGCTTTAGTGGATCATCTCCATGGTAATACTTCAGAACAGTTTCGGCCTTCTTTTGAAGATAAGGGTTGTCCTCACTCCATCTGAATGCATCCTCAATTTCATCTGTAGAACATAGAGTTGAAAACACACTTGAGTATGACTTTGCATGTACTGATTCCATGAATGCGATGTTTGTCATTACTGCCTCTTCATGTTGTGTACGAGCATCGGGAATTAGACTGACTGCTCCTACTGTTCCCTGGATTGTATCCAACATGGTTAGACCAGTGAATACACGCATGGTAAGCAACTTCTCGTGGTCTCTCAATGTAGACCATGACTGCACATCATTACTTAGTGGGACTTTTTCTGGTAGCCAGAAATTGGCAGTAAGTCTATTCCAAACCTCTAGGTCTACTTGATCCTCTAGTTTATTCCAGTTAACTGGTCTTGTTATAGCTGACATGATACGCAACCCTCCATCTCTGTTCCTTCTAGTGCATTCTGTCTAATACGAATATAATAAATAGTCTTGATACCTTTCTTCCATGCATAAATTTGTGCACGGTTAACGTCACGAGTAGTGGCAGTATCCTTAAAGAATAGTGTTAGAGATAGACCTTGGTCTACGTGCTGAGTAGCAGCTGCATAGACATCAATAATCTTTTCTGGACCAATCTCATAGGCATCCTGGAAATACTGACGGTTGTCGTTAGTCAGGTATGGTGCTGGGTAGTAAACACGACCCATCTTTCCCTCCTTGCGGATCTCAATCTGAGAAGCGATAGGGTGAATAGATGATGTTGAGTTGTTAATGTAACTGATCGAACCAGTTGGTGGCACGGCCTGAAGGTTCTGGTTATATAGACCATACTGCATTACATCTTGTGCAAGAGCTTGCCAATCTTCTTTGGTTGGAAGAGTAATTCCAGCATTTGCAAAAAGCTTTTCAACCTTAGCGGTCTTTGGCTTCCATTCTTGTGCAATGTATTTAACAAAGAATTCACCACTAGCATACTTTGACTTTTCAAATCCATCGAATGGACTTTGGGTCTGGATTGCCATTTTACAAGAAGCATTTAGGGCATAGAATAGCACAGCATAGAAGTACATATTGGTAAAGTCAATAGACTCTTCATCGCCATAGAACATCTCTTCCTTACCAAAGTAACCATGCAGGTTCATCTGACCTAGACCAATAGCACGAGACTTCTTGTTACCCTCAGCAATTGACATAACAGAATCAATGTATGACAAATCTGCTACTGATGTCAGTGCACGGATAGCAACCTCTACCGTCTTTCCAAAGTCTGGAGACTCCATAGCCTTTGCAATGTTGAGTGATCCAAGATTACATGAGATATCCTTACCAATGTCCTTGTATGATAGGTCATTATTATAGGTGGTAGGAGTATTTACCTGTAGGATCTCAGAGCAAAGGTTTGACATATTGATTCGTCCATCAATTGGGTTGGCATCATTAACAGTATCCTCATAAACAATGTATGGGTAGCCTGACTCAAATTGCAATTCAGCAATACGCTCAAATAGTTCACGAGCCTTGATCTTGGTCTTCTTGATACGAGCATCGTCAACCATCTCCTGGTACTTCTCGGTTACCGAGATGTCAGACATTGGTACACCATAAACACGCTCAATGTCATATGGTGAAAATAGATACATATCTTCGTTATTCTTGGCTAGCTCAAGGGTGATGTTTGGAACGACTACACCAAGACTAAGTGTTTTAATACGCATCTTTTCATCAGCATTTTCACGCTTAGTATCTAGGAAACGTAAGATGTCTGGGTGGTGTGCACTCAGATATACTGCACCTGCACCCTGTCGTGCACCCAGTTGATTTGCATATGAGAAAGCATCTTCTAGCATCTTCATTACTGGGATAACGCCAGATGATTGATTTTCAATCTTCTTGATTGGTGCACCAAGTTCACGTAGATTAGTAATGTTGAGTGCAACACCGCCACCACGCTTCGATAGTTGAAGTGAAGAATTGACTGCACGAGAGATTGACTCCATGTTGTCTTCAACACGTAGCAGGAAGCATGAAACATACTCTCCACGCTGTTTGCGACCTGCATTTAGGAAGGTTGGGGTAGCTGGCTGGAAACGACCGCTGATGATCTCCTCAACCAGATCCTTAGCTAGCTGTTCGTCACCTCGTGCAAGCATTAGAGCGTTCATACAGACACGATCTTCAAAACGTTCTAGATAACGTTCACCGTCAAATGTCTTTAGGGCATATTGAGTATAGAACTTGTAAGCACCAACAAATGTTGGGAAGCGGAACTTGTGTCCATATGCCTGCTTAAATAACTCTTTAGTAAACTCAAATGAGTATAGGTCAAGGATTTCTTTTTCATAATATTCATGCTCAACCAGATAGTGAAGTTTTTCTTCTAGGCTGTGGAAAAACACAGTATTCAGATTAACGTGATCAAGAAAATATGCTCTTGCTGCCTCCTTGTCCTTATCAAATTGAATCTTGCCTTCGTTTGACCAAAGATTCAGCATAGCGTTTAATTCATGATAGCTATAGTTATCCATTTAGTTTTTCCAACCTCTCTTTTACTTTAAGGACATCTTCTGATGTTCCGAATATTTCTACCCTGGCTATTATGGGGACACCAGTTTTCCCAGATATTATTTCTGCTGCTTTACAGAAATGAATACCAAAATTAGTATTGCCAAGTCCAACAATCCCAACAAGCAAATTCCTGTTTTCAGGAATATTTAAAAAGTGTCGAACCTGTCTGGGGATTGCAGATTTTTCACTACCCCCACCATAAGTTGGTACAAAAAGTACATAGCGGTTGCTGACAGTAATAGGGCTATCAATATCCCAGTCAATAGGAATACGAATAGTGTTGCTGTTGTTGACATCTAATTTCTCCACAAATCTCTTAGTATTCCCAGAATAATTTGAGAAGTATACAATATCTAGTGACATCTATTTTAACTCCTTTTTTAATCTGGGGACAGAAAAGGGAGAGAGCCGAAACTCTCTCCCCAATCAATTTTACCACAATTACTTAAGTAGGGCAACCTTGCTCTTTGGGTGAGCCTTGTTCCACTTAGTAGCAAGTGCGTTGTACTTGTTCTTGTTTCCAAGAGCAGCTGCATCAGCGAGGGCTAGCTTTGCGGTAAGCTCTGCTACCTGTGCAGTAAGTGCATTCTTATCTGCAGTTAGGGCAGTTACCTTACCGTTTGCAATTGCCAACTCTGCATCCTTCTCTGCTACAAGAGCAGCAAGGTCTACAACCTTAAGAGTTCCACGAACGAAACCAGTAGGAGTAGCAAGACCAGTAACAGCAGTTGCTACAGTAGCAGTTGCAATTAGGTCATACGAGCCAACAGCAAGACCAGTTAGTTCCTTGGTAGCCTCACCCTTAGCGTCAGTAGTTACTGAGTAGGTGTTGGTTGCAGTTGCAGAAACTACCTGTAGTGCTACGGTTGATCCAGCAACAGGGTTACCAAATACGTCAGTACCAGTAACGGTTACCTTAGCAGTTGTTCCAAGTGCAGCAGTCGGAGCAGCAAGTGCAATAGTGTTTAGTGCACCAGCAGCACCCTTAACATAATATGTTGCCAGGGTGTTTGTTCCATCTGACAAAACAACCTTACCAGTCTTAGTGGTAGTTGTAAATACATTAAATGATGCAACAGTACCAGTACCAGTTGCAACAGTTGCAGTTGCGGTACCAGCAGATGGAAGAACAGTTGTTCCAACGGTTGCGGTTAGCTTTGCATCAGTTGCAGTAGCAGTTACGGTTACATTGTTTGCGAGACCAGTCAGGTCAATGCGTAGAACGTCGCCAGAGGTAACGTTATTGTCTGCAGGGACTGGAAGAGTAACTGCAGTTGCTTCAGTAGTACCAGCAACGGTAGCTGAGTCTCCACCCACGAGGGCAAATCCGACTGCAGCATTAGCTGGTGCTGCCACGAGGGCAGTTGTAGCAATTGCTACTGCAGTGGCAATAGCAATAAAAGGCTTCTTAAATGAAGTCATATTTTTGTTTTCCTTTTCTCTTTGTTAGATTAGATCAAATCTAGCCAGGTATTCACGAACCTCTTTTGGCATAGGCTTATATTCTATCACATTATCCCTGTCCTTGTCAACCTGTGATTTTGGCCTGTCCCTAAAAGTATGAACCTCTACCTCAAGGTTTTGATCTTTTGGTGTGTGTGCGATTGCACCGTAGATTGCACCACAGACAGCGTCTGCAAGGTCCTTAGAGGACTTTCTAGGGTGGTCTACACGGTTTTGTTTAACTATCTTAAGTTCTGTAAGCTCTTCAAACAAAAGGTCAATTGCTGGCATAACCAAGCGGTCTTCATATACCAGCATAGCCATGTCTTCATAGTGTTTCTTTGCAACAGACACAGTTTCAGTTCTCATTCCGACTTGCTTTAACTCATTCTGAATATCGAATGATTGCCAGCGGTCAAATGATACCATGCCAATATTAAATCCTAGTCTACGTAGATTTTGGATCCATTGCTTTACCTCGGAAAGATTGACAGGACCCTCTACCTTTGGTTCCCACCAAGCTACTGCATCAACTACAACAATTGGCATGACCTGTTGATAATCTCTACCAATTTGAATATTTACCCATTTGTCTACGTGAGCAATTGCAACAGCACATTTGTCATGCTTCTGTGCAAGGTCAGCGTGAACGTAATAAGTTTTTTCTGGGTCTGGTGTAAATGATGTATCAAACCTTCTGTGCTGATCCAGTGGATTACGGATGCTCATAGCACTACGAATCTTGTCTTCTTGTCTAAAGAATCTGTCAGAGGAGAATGTAGGAACACAGGCAAAGCGTTGCATCGCATCCCCCATATCAGTAAAGAATGCTAATTTAAAATCATCAATTTTTCTTGTAGGATTAACTACCCAGGTAGGACGCTTTAGTGCAAACATACCTGGATATTTATAAGAAACAATTGTGTCTTCATCCCACTCAATATCTAGATAGTTACCTTCTTGATCTTCTGGAAGTTCTGGATTCATTATAAATCTGTGATGCTTTGTAACAACATCTTTCTCTGCAATTACCGTTTCATATCTAGACGAGATAAAGTCTCCTGGGTAACGAGGGAAGGAAAGAAGAGCAACTTTGCCCAAGTCTGGGAAACGTGAATCCACAGACGCACGGAATGCTTTGTAAATATTATCCGCAGTTTTTCCCTGGTCATTGCCAGTTCCAATCTCAGTAGCAAATCCTGAGATTTCGTCCAATACAGCGAGTATAAGGTTGAGACCCTCGTGTGATTCACGTTCGGAGTGACCAGAATAAACTGTGATAGAGTGATCAAACTCAATGCTTTCTGCTTTAGCGTTAAATTTTCCAGCAAACCATGGAGACTTTTCGATCTTAGTCTTAAAGCCTTTAAAGAAGACGTTCTTAGCCTGTTGTGCGTTAATCGCAACGTTGATAATATCGATAGCGTCACCTGAAGGTTTACCGAAATAACGAGCAGGGTCCTTAAGACAAAGTAGTTTATATACGATATAGGAACAAGCAACAGTAGAAGTAAAGTCTTTACCAGACCCCTTGCCAAGTTGTAGAATGACTTCATTCTTAGTGTATTTCTTGTAATAGCGTCTACCCTCTTCTTCGCCCATTAGATCGATAAGATCTTCTAGTTTATAAATTTGTGACATTGCTTCTACGATGTCGTATTGAATTTGTGACAGTGGTGGTTGATTTAGATACGCTTCGCCCTCAACAAATGTCTTAGCATCTACAGGACGCTCTGCAAAATTGTCGGACTTAAGTGCTTCTAAAAAATCATCAAACATCGTTGTTTACCACCACGGTAATCACTTCTTTATCCTTAGAGACCTCTGATAACCTACGCATAATCTTATCTCTTACCTCTGGATGTTCTGCAGCGATATCCTTTAAGATACCCACCAAAATCTCCTGACGGTTTTCAATAGCAATCATTTCTTCAGCAAGTTCTTTATTCTCAAGAAGTCCTGCTTTCTGAAGCATATCAATACGCTTAGACTCAAGATCCATAACCAGCTTAATACCAGCAGTCTTTGCACCCAAGTTGGCAGTAGTTGTAGCATCGTCAATCACCTCATATGCTTTGCTAATTAGTTTTGTGTAGTGTGTATCTGCACCAACCAAGGCTTCTTTGGCACGAGCACGAATAGCAGCATTATCTGCAGCCATGGCTCTCCACTCATTAATATATGCAACAACCTTTTGTCGTGGCATGGCAAGCTCTTTAGAAATCTGAGTAGGCTCATTTCCTGCCAGATACTTTTCTACGACCTTGTTTACTTCATCAAGGTGTTCTACTGTTAATTCTTCAAATGACACGTTTGGCCCTCTTTCCTCGTTGTGGAATACGCTTTACATCCTCAACCCGAAACGATCTAAATTGTGATGCTGTTGCTCTAAAAACTTCAAAGCAGTCTACCCAGGTTGCCCCAGTTTCAGTATTTGTTACAAAACTATCGAACTTAAACTTTAGTCCATATTGTCCACTAATCTTGATTAGGTCACCCTTTATGATTTCAAATCCATCGATGATTAGTCTATCTTCTCTTACAAACTTTTTGGCAATCTCTGGGACTGCATACTTCTTGGTTCTAGCCATTATCTTTTAGACTTCCTTAATCCAAATTTAGCAAGGTAAACGTATACTGTCTCTACGCTGACACCACACTCTTTGGCAATGTCCTCTGGAGACTTTTTATCTATGTGGAATCTTTTCTTAAGCCACAATTCATTTGTATATAATTTTGCCATAATAACTCCTATTTGTCAATCTTTTCCCAGTTATTTATAACATAGTGTCCAATACCAACAGCATCTGCAACATCATCATCTGTTAGATTTTTGCTATAGTTTATGTTAACAAAATTAATAGTTCTTTGTTTGCGTATTTCTCTAGACTTATTCTGATACCAATTCTTTGTTTTTCCTGGAAACTGATCCATTATTGCAAGCTTTTCTTCATTAGTTAATTTGCCATTGCCAATATAAGTTTGCCAGGTAATTGGATTGATTGAGCCTGCTGTTCTAATGCCTGCAATTTTTGCAGCTCCTAGCAGTGCCCCCTGGATCAGGGCAAGGTCTGATGCTGTCTTTGGACTATTAATAAATATTGTATGTTCGATAACAATTGCATCTACCTCAAGCTGTTTAAAGAACGGTAAACTTTTAATAGCTGCATCGCCAAGTTTTTGATATGCATTATTACCAATAAATTTAATTTTTCCACATTTTACTAAATCATTATTTGAAAAAATAGCAAAGGCAAGACTATTTGTACTTGCATCAATCGCCATTATGTTTTTGGGTTTGGGGGAACTAATCTTGCCAATCTTTGCCATCTGCAATTCCTTTTATTTGTTTTAAAATTTTAGCAACGTCTTTTGGATTCACATCACAATTGTTGCATAATGGAGCATCGTTATAAACAGAAAGGTTAGAGCCACAAGACTTACAGACTCTAACCTTATCTTTTAATTTTTTTCTTCTGTTTATTTGATACCTAACAGCAATCTTTTCTCTCGTTGCAGCATCTCTGCATTCGGGAGAGCAGTATATTTGATATGCTATGTTGGTCTTGAAAGTGGCATCACACCATTCACATGGTTTTATTTTCATCTAATGGCTCCAGAGATTTGAGTTTGATCTCTCCAGAACCTGCATTGTCACAGACCTGGCGGACTGGACATGTCTTGCATATCTTAGAATTACTACGATAGTTTTTGGTAGGAAGAGTTTTCTTCTCCCATGCCCCACGAACTTGTCGCATCCATTCAAATGTGTTCTCTACCCACTCATACATGTATGAATTCAACTCAACAGGGAATATTAGCAACTCGTGATTATTTTTGTTTTCATAAATAAGCACTGCCTTATTCTTATTGAGAATCTTCATGTAGATAAGCAACTGGACAAGGTGACCTGTCTTTGGCTTACCTGCTACCTTGCGATACTCAAAAGCATCGTTAGGCATAGTCTTGATTTCACCAAGAAGCTCTTTGTCTTCCCAGTTAAGCATAACGTCACCAAATCCAAAAATTGGTGGATCGTTATATGTTACCTTAAATTCAGAATCTGCTAGAAGTCCAGGAACATTGCCCATGGCCTCCTGAATGCGTTCGTGAGACTTTGTTCCAGCTGTCATATTAGCAGCACCATAGGCATCTGCATTGTCTGTAAAGTCTGCACCCTCAAAGGCTAGGTACCAGTAGCGAGGGCACTCTCCGTGGGAGAATGCAATTGTACTGGGTGCAAATGAGTTTTTCTTGGTAAATTTTGTAACACGATTAATAGTATAACCAGAGTTAATCTTATCGATAAGTTCTTGCTTATTGATAAATGATGGTTTTGCCACGGTCTCCTCAACCTTTAGCATAACCTGCTGTAGTAAATTTTTTGCCATTTTTAAAATCTTTTCTGTCTTTTTTCCATTATACACTATCTCGTAATGTATTTCAAGGCAGATACTAGATTATTAATAGATTCTGCAGCAGTATAATAAATATTCTTCTTAGCCCTATCTGACTTATCTACATTGGTTAGCCATGTAGCCTTGAATGCCATCTTAGTTGCAATAGCTTGAAGTCTAACTATTTCAATTGTTGCTACCTGAATAGGAATATCTGGTTTAAGAATTAGCTTTGCGACAAAAGTTAGAGCTTCTGTAAGCTCCTTATCATCCATATAATCGGCTATTTCTGCAAGGCCATTGACCATTTGTAGGGTGGTCTGTGATTGCTCCATTAGTTTTTCTTTCTATTCTTTGGATTTTCTTCTGATCTGGCTCTTTCGTATAGGAAGTCAATTGGTGGAACACCATGCTCTTTTGTATTAGATGGAGCATCTGTCTTATTTCCATCTTCATCTAAAATAAATCCCCATTGACCCAATGGAATACCATCCCTGAGTCCATCAAGTTGATATTTTTCAAATGCTATAGCATATTCCATTGTTGACTGAAATTCTGTTCCGTGCTGGCGACGTTCCATTACTCTAGTAAATGGATCAATTGGGTCTTTCTTTCCAGTAAATACCCAGTCGTCAAGTGGCGAATAGTTTAGTGTAATGATTTCAACATACTCTCCTGGCTTCCAGTTTCTCTTTGGTCTCCAGTGAACCTGATTAACTGCACTAAAAACAATTGCATCTCCAGGCTTAAGCTTGTAGCAGGTGTCTGTAACACAAACCTCCCAGTCAATGTTTCCACCAATCATATAATTAAATGTTATCAGTGCATTACTAGCATCGATGTGTGGCTGTAATGATGGAACATAATTGTCATCTCCATAGACTAGGTTATAGTCTAGATAGTTATAGTGAGATAATGCAATCTCACCCTTATACATTGGTTTAACAATATTATCAATGGTCTGCTCTATGTGTTTTGGCATAATAAAGTCAATTACTTGACGAGACAATTCCGTCATTTTTCTAGGTACTCTTACGTCTGCATCAATTATTTCTTCATGGCCTGGTACCCTGCGAGTATTGGTTGGTCTTAGGCTTTTGTGCCAACTAAGAATATTTCTTAGTTCAGTAACTTGAGCATCAGATAGTGGTTTTTCTAGATATACTGGTGGAACAGTATTATAGTTATCAAAGCCTGTGAGCCATTCGTGCATTGGTGCATAGGCTTCTGGTGGAAATGCTGGATCTTGGTCTAAGTATTCTTCGTTATTGTTCATAATAATATTATACACCTTCCTGCAAAATTTGTTCTAGCAAAGATAACTCAATAACTGCTAACCTTGTTTTGATACCACTATCGCCAATAACCACAACGATAGCAGGATCATTACCATTTCTGATAGCATCTGTAGTAGCTTTGGCCCATACATCTTTGTTAAGAGTAAAGCTTTTGCCAACCTCTTTGAAGTCAACGGTAAAGTTTTCCCAAGTAGCGTCACCTTTATGGGTACCTCTTCCTGAGTTCTTATGTTGCTTTGCTCCAATTCTTTTACTCTCGGTTCTCTCGCTCATAATCTTTCTTTGTCTTTTTAGTATTTAAATTAACAGTACTAAGGTGCTTATCTGGACACATCCAGGTTAACTCTTTTGTCTCTGGATAGCATCTAAGTGTTTTTACAATTACCTTACATGTGTGACATGGAAATTCACCTTGATAGAGGTTATATTTGGCCATTACCATTTACCTTAGCTTTTATTAAATCTTGAAGATCTAGGTCTTCTCGTACTCTTGCTATAAACTTATCTCTACCCTGCAACTTATCCTCAGTTCCTGGAATAATATACCAGGCACCTGTTCGCTCCACAATACCCATCATCTCAGCGGTATCTACGAGATCACCTACACTATCAATGCCTACGTCACCTCGGAAATAAAAGTCGTATTCTCCAGACTGAAATGCAGGTGAAGTCTTTGAGAATTGAACTTCCCATCGAACCTTACGACCAATTTTTTCTTCGATAAGTTTATCTCCAACCGCAATCTTGCCCTTAATAGCTTGATTATCTGATTCGGAGCTAAACAACTTAAGTACTGTTGACGAATAGAACTTAATTGACTGTCCACCTGTTGGCTGTTGTGAAGTATACATGGCAGAAATATTATTGCGAGATTGACTAATTAGAACCAATAACGTTGGCTTAACTTTGTTATTCGCATAGTTAAGCATCTTGACAGCGTTGCTAAAGTCTCTTGCTTCTGCACCAATCTGCTTAGTGTTTTCTAGCTGCTTAAGTTCATCAGAATCTTTCTCAAAATAAATAGCAGGCAACAGCGATGTAATTGAGTCAACAACAATCAGATCAACTCCAGCATTCATTAGTGCAACACCTACGTCTACCATTTCATTGATTGTTCTTGCCTGTGATACGATTAGCTTACTTGTGTCTACCCCAAGCTTTTCTGCCCACTCTTCAGAATATGACATCTCGGCATCAATCCATGCACAAAGTTTGCCCTCTTCCTGAGCTAGGGCAATCATCTGCAAGCACATTGAGGACTTTGCTGATGACTTGGAACCCCAGATAAGAACCTGGCGACCATATGGCAATCCACCATTTAGTGCACGATTAAGGCCAAAGCTTGGTGTTGGCTGAAATTCAGTTTTAAATCCAACACCAGTAGTTAGTCGCTTTCTAATTTTTGGATCTAATGCTGCTAAGGCTTCTTCTACAGTTGTCATTAAATATCTGCCAATCCATTAATTTTTTCTGGCTGATATCCTGCCCATGAACCTGAGTCAGTAATTACTACTGGTGCTGCCTGAAAGCCCATAGCGAGAATCTTGTCTAGAGCATCTTGGTCCTGAGTAATATCAATGGTGTCAAACTCAAGCCCTAGCTTGGTGAGGTGTCTCTTGGTTGCATCACACTGTACGCAGGATGGCTTTGTATATACTGTAATCATTAGAATCTTACTCCGTGCTTCTCAGGACGTGCCTGGTTAATGTTTGTTTTCTTTTCAAATGCGTAGTCTAGGGATACCTTGGTGTATCCATGTTCCACTAGACCTGCATATAGGTCAAATGTGCGGATTAGAAT